TGATGTCTTCATAACTTTTGCTGTTTGGGTACCAATAGTCTAATACTTGTCGCCCGAATGGGTTTATCTCGCAATGGAACAGGTTCTCCCAGCCCAGCATGGTCGCTGCGACTTCGGGGCCTCCTATGCCACTGAATACTGATGCGTGGGTCATATCTATTTTTTTGGTTTTCGTCCTCTCTTATTGTGGAATATGATGGGCAACTGCTGTGACCGCTCCCACGGGTCACGGTAGCGGCTCACGTCAATCTTGCGCACAGGCAACTTTCCGAAGTAGGGCTCTTCCTGCCACCGCTCCCACTCATCATCGCACCAGCGTTTCAGCGGGTGTTTCGGCGTGTGCTCACTCTTGCGGCTCCGTGCGATGCGGGCGTTCAGCGCGTGACGGGTGCCCAGGCAGACAAGCGTCTCCTGACTCCCGAACTCACGCTCCGCTTCGGGTATCAGTCCCAGCAGCGGACACTCATTGCAACAGTCCGGCTGCTCAGGGTGTAGTTGTATCTGCTTAAATGGTTTGATAGGCATAATGAAAAATTATAAATGCTGTTCGTGGGGATTGGTAGTAATTGGGTGATACGTCAGTCGGTGTCCGTGCCCCATTCCTCGGATCGTCCGCCGTTGGGCCGTGGAAAAACGAGAATTTCAAAATTTACCCTCTTAACGGAAGGTTAGGCAAGTGGATTTCGGAATCGGAGGGGGTCGAAAGAAAAACAACCGCCCCGGGGGTCAGTCGGTCGGCTTGGGTTGCTCAGGCGGTTGGTAGTTCGGGTCATTCTGTTCCATGAAGCGTTGCCTTGCCCGCTGCTTGTTGGCTTGCACCTTCTCCTTGGTATGTGTGCGCATGTCCTGATGCACCTTGATGTGGCAGGGGATGCACAGCAGCTGGCAGTTGTTCGTGTCGTATGCCAGTCGCTCCATCTCTTGCACTGTGCGCCCTGTCTCCACCGGCTTGATGTGATGCACGTCAACGCCTGGCGTGATGAAGCCTTCCTTGAGACATAGCTCGCACAGTCCGTTGGTGCGTCGGAACACCGCAGCACGCAGCAGCTTCCACTGCTTGTCGTTCAGCAGTCGCTGGTATCGTGGGTCTCTGCTCATACTGTAACCATGTCAACAAACTCCACGTTGAACTTCCTCCGGTCTTCGTTGTAGGCATCAGCCACTTTGTTAATGGCTTCCTGCTGGTTCTCGGCGGCCACGTATGCCGGCGAGTTCCATTCTTTCATCCGTATCTTGTACAGATAGATCTCTTTTGTTTCCATACTTCTGTTGGTTTAAGTTGTTACCATTCTTCAGTGAAAGGTCGCCACGGAAGGCTCTCCAGATAGGATATCGTTGCGGGGTCGGCCTTTGGTTTCGGTTCGGGCTGCTCACGGTGTGGTAGCCGGTATTGACTTTCTTCAATCATGGTCGCTCATGTTGGTTGGTGGTTCTTCATTCTGTCGGTGTTCACCCTCCCAATCCTGTGCCTCCATGTCTGCCAGCTGTCGGTCTTCATCCGTGAACTGGATGCGCTGCTGACGCTGGGCCTCGCCGTCGGGTGTGCGATGGTGCTTGGCCTTGGTACGCTTGCCGTACTCGATGCGCTTGCCTGATTCGGAGAACATAGCCTCGCCTTGCATCTGTATGCGGTCATCCTCTTCGCGGAGGTCTTTGCCCTGTCGCTCTATGAGTTCGAGCAGGATGTCGCTCAGATAGTTGCATCCCATCATTCCACCTACAAGTCGCAAGCGTCGGTAGATGCCTTGCATGGTGACCTCGGTCACGCGCTCCAAGATGTAGTCCACGTTCTCCGTCATTTGCGGGTCATTGCGATGCGGGTCTATATCATCCACCTTTTCGGGTGCCTTGTCCATGAACGGCTTGTCAATCATCACGGCTCCGAAGCCTTTCTTGCCCTCCTGCTCCAGTATGAGGATAGCCTGTGCCACATGCAAGTGGTTCGGGTTTGCCATGTTGAAGGCGTTGGCCCAGCCCACATCAGTCTCCATGAGCGTCATGATCTTGCGTATCTCGGGCGACAGTTCGTGCATCGGTGCCGCCGCCTTGCACAGCGTATAGAAGAACATCTGGAATATCTGGTACGTGTTCACGCCCAGCGCGTCGCAGATAGCATTCAGCAGCACGTATTGGTCGGGCGACAGCTTCACGCTCACACCTTCATACTTGCGGTTCTCTCCTTTATTGCTCATTGTTCTTTTTCTTATGATTAAAGTTACATGCTTGTCGTATCTTCTCGCGCCATTCCCTGATGCGGGGGTCGCGCAGTTCTTCAGGGTCGAGGAATGGTGCATCCTCTTCGCCTACGTGTTCCAGCTTCCACTCTTGAATGGCTTGCATGATAGCCTTGTGCTCTCGCCATTCTTCGGGCAGCACGTCGGCGGGTCGGTCAGTGTCAATGATGTCTGATGGCTGATGGCTGATGGCTGATGTAGTACCGCTCTCAACTTCCCTTGGCCCTTCGCCCGTCCGCATCATACGGATGGCAATGTCGGCCACGTCTGCCTTCTGTCCGTCGGCTTCCGTCCAACAGGTATCAAAGAAGTGGGTATATACTCGGCACTTGTCGTAGCCCAGTTTGTCGGCCACCTCCTGCCATTCGTCGCGCCCGTCCTTGTCGGGCCACAGCCATACGGTGCGCCCTTGGTCGATGAGTGGTTGCATGCTGTCGAGCTGGAGGTGCTTCAGTCCACCACAGGCGAGCCACAGTTGATGGTCGTGACCGCCGTAGTAGGTAGCCATGATGATAGCCGTCTTCTCGCTTTCCACGATGTTCACAACGGATTGCGGATAGCGGCTGAGCAGATGGGATCCGAACAGCGGTTTTAGGATTTCGTGGTGGTCGGGGTCGAGTGCTTGTCGCACACCGTCCTGATTGTATATCCAACCTGGGTGATGCGTCTTGTCGCGGTGACCGTCTGGCAGGTATCGCATGAGCTTGGCCGCCCGTGGGTTGCCATCGCTGTCAATCATCCAGAACACTACCCGTCCGTCGCGCCAACCGCCCACGCAGTACATCCACAGCACCTCGTCCAGTCGTGCCCGCTGCTCATCATCCCACGGCAGATGCTTCAGCCAATAGATGAACAGCGTCTGGTCGCCGCCTATCTCCATCGTCCGCTTCACGTAACTGCGCGGTATCAGTAGCGGTGGCAGCGGTGGCGGTGCGGGTCGTGGTGGTGGTGGTGTGTAGTTGAGCGGTACGTTATCGACCTCGATGCAATATTTCTTTCCGAGCCAACGGATAGCGTCGGGGAACGACAGCCGCTCGTGCTCCATGAGGAACGTCACCGGTCCACCCTTCGCGCCACAGACAAAGCATCGGTAGGTATTGCCTCCCCGCTTCTCGCTAATGGTCGATGGACGGACGATGAAGTTGCCGTCGTGCCGGTCTTCGTGGAACGGGCAGAGCCCTGTGAGGTTCACGCCCGCCTTGCGGAGTGTCACGTCGCAGTCGCTCACCACTTCCTCAATCCGTGCGATGTCCTGTATGCGCTTAACGATGTCGTCGGGGATTTTTGGCATATGTCAGTCAATAAAAATTATCTGTAAAACCATAGAACGCGCATGCGCGCGTCGCACGTGTGACGGTTTAACCTTTACTCTCCACGGGTACCCCTATAAGGGGTACACCGTGGGAGTAAGGTAAATCGGCTAAACGGGGAGTTGATTAGAAATCGGGATTTTCTTCCGTACTTGGCTCGAATGGTAAATCATCAGTCTTGTCGGTAGGTTGTTGACCGTTCAGTCCGTTATAGTGATATTTCTTTTTGTCCGTTCTATAAACTATACCAGACTCACCCGCGATGTTCAATAGTTCGCTGAACTTGCGCTCCTTCATACCCTTCGACAATGCAAAGTTACGAAGTTCCGTCCATGTGGCTCCAGTCGATGTCCAGTGGTAGAGCTTGAAAAGGTCGTCCGCCTCGATGCGTTCCTGTTGTACTTTGGAGTCTTGCAAGTCAACATTGCTTGCCACGGCTCGCATCTGAGGAACACCAAGTGCTCCGGCGGCTTCAGTCACCACGAACTCCCAGTCTTCCATATCCTTGCCACGGGCATCGTCCTGCTTAACGGTGAAATAAACGGTGCCGTCCTTCTCCTTGTGCTTGATACATACCAGCGTGTCGGTGATCTTGTTTCCGAGCTCCGTTCCAAGGTGTCCGCGCATCTTGCTCTCGTCGTCATTCTTCGGGCGAGGGTTCATGTGCAACGTGTTCCAGATACATATCTGTCGCTGCTCCGCAAATGCCATGAGGTCGGTGACCAATGCACTGCTGGCCTCGTTGTCGTTGAAGTCGCTGATGATGTCGCGGATGCCGTCAATGAATACAGCGTCAGGATTCAGCACCTCAATGGCTTGCCGTATGAGCCTGTATCGCTTCTCGTAGGCGCGTTCCTTGATGTTTCCCTTGTCATCCTTTACATCGGTGACGGAACGCAGCCACAGGACGTGAAAACGCTCGCATGGAATATCAAGCGGCCAACCGCACAACCAATGCACTCGTCGGAGCACCTTTGCCGAGTTCAGCTTCTCCATCTCGGTATCGACATAGAGCACTGTCGGTAGGTGTCCGAGGTATTGAATGGTACGGTCAGGAACTCGCAATCCTGGAAGACACTGCGTTGTCCTTGTTCGCTCAATGCAGGTTCCTAAGACTGCCGCCATCAGCTGAGCCAACAGGAACGTCTTGCCGTTCTTCTTCTGACCGCTGATGGCCTGAATACCTCCGAGGGTTGAGAACGGTACGCCGTTGTATTCCAGAAGGTAGTAAGGCTCTGGGTAGTTCTGAGTGGCATCCAGCAAGTACGGCTCAATCTCTTGTCGCCGTTGTAGTATTGCCTCCTCATCCCCAGGCAGTGGTATTTTGTTTTGTTCTTCGCTCATAGTTGCTTGTTCTGTATGCCGCGATGTCATCGCGGTTGATTATCGTCATGGGAATCTTCGTCTGGATCGTATGCCTTGACCGTCAGCCCATATTTGGCGCAAGTGTCTTCAAACCGCTTACTGCGTTGTGTGTCGCTGTCGTAGTATATGCAATAGCGTTCGGGGTCGTTGTCGCGCAGATAGTGACCGTCATAGACGATGTACCCGTATAATTTCACAGCTCTATGCCGGCAGTGCATCTGCTTCTTGGTGTAGGGCTTCAGCCGTATGTTCGTGCATTGCTCCGGCTGTGTGCCTCCCAATAGCGAGAGACGTGCCTGTCGGTTCATGCGGCTGTGCTGATGTCGCTGTCGCTCATAGATGGTCTTTAGCCCCTCCTTGCTTTTGCGGAGTTTCAACTGCTTCACCAACCTGTATGTCGATGGCCACGACGCGCCCATTGCCTTCGCTATCAGTCTATTCTCTGTCACGGGATAGGTCTCGCGCAACCATGCCTTCTGTTCATTGTTAAGCACGTATGGGTGGTAGCCCTTTTTCGACCGCTGTAGTGTTCCTGGAAATGGTTTCATGACCGCTCTCGTCTAAAGTCCTTCATCTTG